TCAGTTACAAAGATATGTGAAAATTTCTTTTATTTTATTGCAAAATATTTGCAAAAAGACGTCGATTTTGAGCCAAAAAAAATGGGAAGTTATTACACTCCCCATCTTCCAACAAGTACACAAACAATTATAGAAAACTCTAGGTTTTATTTCTTACCGCTATCGGCAATCCCTTGACCTAATACAAGTGTTAAAAGTGAATAAAATACGTTAGTTGCAGTTGCTTCGTCCATACCTAAAGTATTACAAAGAATCGGTACTACTATACTACTGATTGCATACCAAAACTTTTTAGATTTAAATATTTGTCCTATTAGTAATTTCTGTATCATTTTATCTATTTTTGATTATTAAATTAATGTTTCCTGCTCTTTCTCCTTTTTCTGTTAGATTCGCCATTAATGAATTATGTGCTTTTCTACTTAATCCAACAAAGTTCTCCTTTCTATTTTTTCCTGTCAATATACATCCACGACTATCAGAAGTTCTGTTCCCTATATGAAATAATATATAACTTCTATTAGGGACATCTTGCACTATTAAGTGATTATACTTGTAACTTCTTGATTCGTCAGAAGTCCTAATTCTAACAGAATAATTACCTTTAGGTATGCAAGATATACTTTTTTTGTTATCCAACCAAGGCAATTCTAATGTTTCACATTGATACTCTCCGTCTAAATATAGTTTGCCTAGTGTAGAATCTGCAGTCATTTTATCTCTAATTAGTAATAAATTAATCGATGTTGGTTTGCATAACCCTACTTTTTTTGCTACTTTTTTTATTAGTGTTTTAGCTTTTTCTATCATTTTTCATTTTTTTAGCTTGATTATATACTGTTATAAATATAGCTAAACTTAATGAGATTGTTGTCAATATTGCATTAAAATCTGCAATGCCTATTCCTATTGCTCCAAGATTTGTTGTCCATAAAAAAACTGATTCTTTCACACTATTCTGTATTTCGGTTTTCATAATAATTGCTTATTATTTTAAATTGTTTTGTCTGTTATGTAAACCATCTCCCACAAATCGTAGGTTATGCTTACGTTGTCTAATATTATTATAGTGTCGTTATATTTAATCATCTATTCCTTGTATATAGTTCCAAACATCTAATTCCCAACTTTCTACCCCTAATCCATCGCCACTCCATAAATTAGCATTATACTCTGTATGTAGTATAAACTTTTTCCAACTCTCAAACATAAACAAATAATCCTCTAATAATTGCGAAGTTATTACGAGAATTTCTGTGCCGTCTAATGATGTATGTTTATAGTAAATATAATCCTTTATCAGATTATCATATTGTGATGTATTTAGTAGATAGTAGTACTTAATCATTTGTGTTTACATTTTTGTACTGATATTAATTGCTTTTCCAAATCTACAATTTTGTTTCCATTTTGATTAATTACTTTAATCTTTTTTTCTAATCGTTGTTCTAAAACTTTTATGTCTTCTTCTAATTGTGCAATTTGACTATAAGCAATTCCCATAGTAAAAATGATACCAATTATCCAAATTATATTTCCTATTGATAATGTAAGGTCTTTCATCATATTGATACAAAACCGCTACCCCCTGCAACAGTAAACGATGGATTTGAATTTCCACTACTATCTGTTCCGTCATTTTCAAACTTATAATAGCCTTTTAAATTTGCAGATGCTGAATGTGTTGTAGCATCCATTCTTGTTCCGGAATTATATAAAGAAGTTACTTCGGAAGAACTTAATTCTTTATTCCAAATTGTCAAATCATTATATTGAGTAGCAGAACTATTTCCAGATTTGTCTTGGTCTACACTTGCATATTTTCCCCTTGAGCCAACACTCCACAATCTATCATCTGTCGCACTCATAGGAATTGTGTTTATATCACTACCCCCTGCATTTGTTTGAAGTGGAGCAGCACCAGCACTATTAGCATTCCAATATAATTTTAAGCTACTTGCTACATTTGTAGATGCTTTAGTTATTGTTATCATAGTAAAATCATTATCTCCGGTATATCCCCTATTTGAAGCACTCCAATATGTACTACCTAAACCGGCAGCTTGATATCCGGCAGCATATGCTCCGGAATTTGCGTGAAATAGCCATTGAGCATCTTTATACCATACTAGAGTACTCGATGTCTTGTTTCCATAACGTACCCATAATCTGTTATTAGGTTCGTTATATAAAATTTTTATACAATCTTCTAACTGATAGGATGTTTCGTTTTTATGTCCTATGATAAAATTAATATGAGTATTTAGAGAACTACTCCATCCTGCTTTTACCCAAAATGATATAGTCCAAGCATCGCCACCAACAAAATTAAAAGCATCAGTATTATCTACTAAATAAACTGCATTAGATGTCCCTGTAGATATTGTTTTGCTTAACGCATAACTATCTGAAAATGTAGCTTCCTGTTCAACTTCAACATCTGAAATTTTAGCAATATTAGTTTTATCAATGTCTTTAACCTTACTAACATTTGCAATATCAATGTCATTTAGTTTTGATGTAGCCATTTATGAATTCTCAACATAAGTATTGTCTGGACAGAAATAGATTGTGTTACCACCACTACCTCCATTCCCATCCAGACCATATCCTATTATTCTTACAACACTTCCACTTGCCGTAGGTTTAGTATCAGTTACTGCTCCTGCCGTTGTCGATAAATACAAAGGGTCTCCGGCATTATCTACTGAATCAGCAATATTTATTGCTCCTCGTAAAAACATACCTTTTGCAGATGATGTGCTAATAGCAATTGCTAATAACCCCTCATACGAGCCGGTTACATTCGCATCAGCCTGTACCCAAGCACCACCCTCATCCTCAGTCAAAACATAAACTTTACCTGCAACTGTTGATGTACTAGCCCCTAAATAACAAATATCTCCTGTATAGTGTCCAACTGTTGTTGTTGGTACTTCTATCGTTCTACTAGCAAGTTTTTGATAACTACTCATATTGTAAAAATATAAAAATTAAATTAAATTAGTTTACTAATTGTACTAAACAAGTAACATCCCCTGCACTTGGAGCAGATGCGAAATTAACTGTAATAGCAGATGTTGTAGTTCTAACTACATCAGCATAAACTGTTTCAAAAGAAGATGTATCAAATAATTGAACAATTACTTTTCTACTTCCTAATGAATGTGTTACTGTTATAGATGTACTACCACCAATTTCTTCTGAATAACATCTTGCTCCTAATCCCTCTGGAGTTACAAATCTTGTAGAATCACTTCCGTTTTTAGCTTCGGTTACTGTTGCTCTTTCAGCGATACCTTTTGTAGTTGTATTAGCATCCGGCTCATCACCTGTATTTGTTCCGGATTGTCCACTTAAATAAGTAGTTGAAATCGCAGTACCTTGCCAAACTCCTGTTCCGATAGTACCTACAGTTGTTAATGATGTATTTCCTGCCGTTGGAGATTTACCTGCTAAAGCAGTCGTAATTCCGGAAGCATAAGAAGCATCATCTCCAATTGCTGCAGCTAATTCGTTTAAAGTATCTAAAGCACCTGGAGCACCACCAATAACATTATCTACTGCACTTGTAACAAATGCCGTTGTAGCTATTCTTGTAGTGTTATTTCCGTCTGCTTGTGTTGGAGCAGTTGGACTTCCTGTAAGTGCCGGAGAAGCTAAAGTTGCTAAATCAGCAACTGTCATTCCTTTAACTCCTGCTAAATCAGTCATCTCGTCATCCATCAATGCACCTGCACTTCTAACATTCGCTGCATCAGTAACATCTGCCGAAGCTTCAATTCCGTCTAACTTTGTATTATCTGCAGATGTAAAATTGATTTCTGATAACCCACCATTACCTACACTATATTGTGTATTAGTATCCGTTGATGAAATCGTACCATTTGCTGCAATAGTAATATTAGAACCTGCCGTTAGGGCTGCAACAACATTTGTAGAATCTGTTACGTCTGCACTAGCTTCAATAGCATCAAGTTTTGATTTTAAAGTTGTTGTGAAATTCTTTTGTGTTAATCCACCATCTCCAACAGAGTAAGTTGTATTAGTATCAGTAGCAGATAAAACACCACTTGCGATACTTAAATTTGTTCCTACTTTTATACCCCCTAATGTAGAGCCACTTGCCGTAGGTAGTGAATAATTATTTGCACTTGTAGCGATACCACTTAATTTAGTAGATTGTGCATTTGTAATTCCTGTTTTTGCAGTATTTGCTGCAATTTCATCTAATGTATCTTGATGTAAACTAACAGTTACTGTTCCACTACTTCCACCACCTGCTAATCCACTACCGGCAGTTACTCCTGTAATATCTCCTGTTGCAGATGATAATTCTACCCAAGCACTTGCCGTTGCATATTTTAGTACATCCGAAGCAGTATTGTAGTAAATTTGTCCTTCTACAACTGCAGGGTCTGTAGCTAATTTCTGTACAACAATATTGAGTAATTGATTGTCATTTAAATCTAATGTACCTTGTACGTCTAGATTGTTTAAAAATTTAATAGCCATTCTTTTTTTTATTTATAATTAATTAATTGATTTTAGTTAAAATATGCACTTCCGGAAAATGCACTTACAAAGCTAAGTGTTGCTTGTGATGTCGAGTTATATGTAACTTTTCCAATCACTACAGTACCTGCTGAATCAACAACAGTAACACTTGGGAATTTAGTCATATTATGATTTACTACCCAAGTTGCACTTGCCTCTGTTTGATTATGTTGAAAGAATTTATCTCCTACCCCATCGGCTGCCGACTTAAAAACTAATTTTCCTGTCGTAGCTTCGGATACTAAATATTCTTCAGTTTGATTTTGTGCCGTTGATGTTGTAAAAGTAAATCCTGTATCAACATCTTCAGACGGAGCATTTGCTTCACTAACTATGCTCAATGTCGTAGTATTGTCTGTTAGTGTTTTAAATATAGTATGTGTATTATCACTATTTGCAGTTAATGCTGTAACAATATCATCTATGATACTAGCAACTGTATCGTTAGTGTCTATTGCTATATTTATTCTTTTATCAATTCCATCCGGAGTGATTAAATTCATTAACCCACCTACATTAAATACAACTAATATTTTTTGCGTATTATTTGTAGTATATAAAATAAAAGATTTATTATTTAAACTACCATTAACATCAGCAACAGGTTGCAATGTTAGAGTATGTTGATGGTTAGTCGTTACATAAGAAACATTGCCGTCAATTTTTGCTAATAGCGAATTGTTAGATGCTTCTTCAAATCTCTTTGGATTATGTACCTGTGTGCCTTTTTGTTTGCTATGAAAATTGCTCATTTATTAATAAAATATTATACCACCTTGTTTGTTAGCAGTAACATCTCCCATAGCATCATAATCCTTACTCTTACTATTTTTATATGTTGGATAGTTACCTATATTGTTTTCATCGTTTATAAAATCTAACATATCTTGTAAAAATAATTTAGCCTTTCTATAAACATCCTGCTTTATTAAATCAAATTGTTTTGGAGATACTGCTTGACTAAAATCATCTATGTTTTGCATAACTCCACTATTTGTAGTTTGATATTGTAAATCATTTAGTATTTCAAATCGTACAAACCAACATAAACATCTAATTAGATAATCATTCATTACTACAGTATTGTCAGCCGTTAATGTTGCGTTATGATGTTGTGTTACTAATTCTTCGTAATATTCTCTACCAATTGTTTTTTCTATATGCGTTATTTCAGCTATCTTAATAACGTCATCAGTTATCAATCCTGCATCAAAATTAGGATTTGATAATGTTGCAAGTACCTCTGTTGTAGATACAAGCCTTTGTAAATTGTTTACGTTATTATAAGCCATAATTAAGCAGTTATTGAAGAAATTTCTAAATCACAAGCTAATGTATTTGCCTGTCCTTTTACCATTGTCATATCTGTTAAATCAGCACCGGCTATCGCCATTTGATTATTCATAAAGATATGTGATTCTCCGGCATTTAATCTAATTTTATAATGAGATGCTGAATTGTAAAAAGACAATGTTACATAATTTGTATCGTCTAAATTTGTAATTCTTAAATACTTCATATCATCGCCAACAATAGTACCTGCACTATCAGCCGTTGAAAAATTTAATAATGTAGTATCTGTTACTGCACAAGACATTATTCTTGACAATGCTTCTCCTTGACTAGCCACTTCATATGTATTTGTGTTTCCGTGTGCCTGTCCATTTAAAGTAATTATTTCTGTTATAGTGCTTGTAAGTGTTGAAGCCGTTACTGTTGTCGCCATTTTTTATTTTTTTATTTTTTATCTATTTGTTTTAATTTTGATATCGCCCAATTGATTCCACTTGTACCACCCCAACAATCCCACATTAGACCTCCACATCCCTCTGAATATGGTACGTCTTTGTGTTGTTGATGTCTTTTAAATGAAGCCATTCGAGCAATTGTTGAACGAGATAATGCTTCTCGTCTAGCTAATTGTCCGGCTCTTGTCCACCCCACCTGCGTACCACAAGAACTGCCATTTTCTTCTTTGTATTTAATTGCCTTTTTAGCATTGTTACTAGCCGATTGTGGATAGTCCTTATATGTTTCCATATTAGCATTTATTATTTCTACCCAATTCATTAGTAAACTTTTTTTAATTTGTTATCTACTTCTTCTTTTATTTCTGTTTTATCCAATTCTGTATCTTCTTCTTCTTTTTGATTTGTCAATTTAAAATAATTATCTTTTTCCTCATATCCAATAATTTCTCTCATTTCGTTTATCTCTAAAACTTCTGCAATATTTACATCTGAGAAGAATGAAATAGGTGGCTCAAATTTGACTGCTAAATCTTCTGCGTTAAATCCATTATCTATTAGTACCTTTTTAATTGGTTGCATTAAATAGTTTACTGTGTTTTTTACAACTGTAGTCATAACCATTTCATATGCTATTCGAATTTCACTTCCGGTATTATTCATTTTTCCTGCCGACACTATACCGCTTAAAGCCGGTTGCCATCTGTGTGCAGTAATAATATTTTGATTTGTAGTATTTTGTAAATCCAAAAAGTTACCCTCGCTTGTATCCCCTATAGGAGTAACTGTTGCCGGAGATGAATCTCCATTTTTTACCATAAATAAAATCTTACCATTATTCCCTTCTCCTGTAAATTTATTTTTTGCTTCTTCAATTAGGTTTTCTGCTTCATCGTCAGACATATCGCCATTAATTTCAACAATTGCAGACGGCTGAAAATGGTTTTTAAACTTGCTATTATTCCATCTACCAATCTCATAATCAACAGATATGCTTTCCAATACTGCAATATAGTCCGGCATACCATAATGACTAAATTCCGGCTCATATTTTTTTAAATGTATTGCACTTCTTTTTACTCCACCATCCCTAACAAAATCCGGATACATCGGCAAAACAACTGCCTTATCTCTAGTCATATTGTAGTTTGTCCAATCGTGATGTACTATAATGCTATCAGTATCTTTTGATTTTCTAACTTTTGTAGCATCTATATGGAATATGTTGAATCCACCCTCAAATGTAACTATCTCTAAATAAGCATTTGCAAATGTATAATTGTCAGATAATACTTTATACCATACATCCGTAAATGTTTCTGCGTTGCTATTTACGTTTTTAAAATAATCGTTTATTCTTTCATCTTCTGTTAGGTATCCACATCCCAAAGAAAATGCTACTTTTTGTTCTAATATACTTCTATGCGTTGCAGATTTTCTACGCAACATTGCAAGATGTTGAGGTAAATCGTTTTTTACTTTATCTCCAAAAGGTATATAATCGTATGATAATTTGTCTAACTCTTTTTCCTCTGAAAAATCTCTTTGAGTTACAAAATTCATTACTTTGAATTTCACTCCCCCTGTAATTTGATTTTTACTTTTTGTATTTTTTCTTTTTGTCATTTGTGTTTGTTGGTTTTTCTTCTATTATTTCTATGTGTTCTAATCCATTGTTAAATAATCTTTTCATCTGTTCCTGTGTTAGTGAATCCACATATATTTTACTACCACCAAATAAAAAATAAGAGCCAACATCCCACTCTTTTTTTAGTTTGTAAGTTACATTTTTTTTCATAATAAGATTTAATTTTTCGTTTAAATTTTTATTTTTTTCTTTGTTACAATTACAACTCATAATCAAAATAGAAAAAAAGCAGGGGCTTGGTATAATCCGAAGCACCCTGCCTTTCTAAATACAAACACTATTTTTTTATAACCCCTATGATAAGAAGAATGAATTATCAGCCGGTGTTTCGGACGTAATATTTCCTGTAAATTCTCTTGGGTATTCAGCCATTTTACAAGCTAATTTAACTTGAGTTTCGTTAGGGTCTTGAAGAGCCGTTCCGGAGTTTTGCTCTCCACTTAAAAAGTCAAGGAATGATTCAGTAGTAAATACTTCATCGTATCCTATAACAAATTTATAAGTAACCGGAGTTGCTGCCCCATCATCTGCAAAAGTTTCAACGATTGCAAATAATCCACAAGTACCTTTTAGTTCCTCTAATCTCGCTTGAATTTCTTCTGTAATTTTTGGTACAGTAAATCCAACCTCAGCATCTACAACTGTAGAGCCATTTTCTCTTGTTGCGTTAGCCGTAAAGTATGCAGTTTCTCTATCAAATTCAAACTTGTACACTAATGTACTTCCACCTGTACTGAATCCTGCTATTGCAGAATACGAGTGGGGAGCCGCTGCAGTTGCACCTGTGATGTTTGCAACTTCGCCTAGCCATATTGATTTGATACCACCTCTACGATTTCTATCGCTACAAGCAATGATATGTCCTTTCGTAAGTAATCCCATTTTATTTTTATTTTTTTAAGTTAATATTCGATTATGCGTTAGAATCTGCAGTTACTGTTAATTCAGTATTCTTGAAGTTTGTACCAATAACATATTCAAATCTAAATCTATTTAACTTTTCATCTTTATTGTACCATAAATCAGCACCACTTACTGCATTGTAATCAGTAGCAATAACAATGTTATTTTTTACTGTTAATACGCAAATATGTCCATCAAAATCATTACTACCATTTTGTAGTGATGGAGCAGTAGATGCTGCGTCAGATGCTATATGCGTATCCCATTGAGCCATTTCTACAATTGGAATACCTTGATAAGCTAAATTTGGTGTTCCGTTTACAGAAGATAAGTAAGCTAATTCTTGCCCACCTGATGC